CTGAGGCAGATCCCATCATCACCCTCGACACGGCCAGTGAAGAATTCATCAACACGTTTGGCCATTTCGACAGGGTCAATCTTCCCAAGAACGGCGCGGCCGTTCAAGTAAGAAAGGATGAGGAGATTCAAAACTCCATTCGCACTCGATGTCCACAATGCACCACTCATCAGACGCTGCTGAACCGTGGCAGTGACACCATTGAATTTGCAAACATTGGTGCCCAGCACGGCGCGACTGATCAGAGCCAATCGTGCATGAGACAGACCTGATCCACGCAACATGTGCATGAACCAGTGGTGGATGATCTCAGCCATCTTCCCGTGGTGGTGGGCTTCAAAGCTCGAAAAATCAGTCTCCATCACAGGATTTGTGGAGAAGACCTCAGTGAGCAGAGCGGGCCACGTACGGGGATCGGATCCCTTGACGAACCACTTCGTGCAAGAAAAAGGTTTCTGGTCGACGGATGTGATGGCCGCTCCGAGGAGTGCCGTCATGGTGTGGTGATAGGAGTTGATTGTGCGCGGGTGCTTCGGTTCCGTGTAGCACTCGTCCTTGATGAAACTCTTGTTGATAACATTATCAACACTAGTCACGCACATACTTTGCGAAAGTTCGCGCAAGACACGTTTCCGCTGTGGAGCGTACTTTGTGCCATCCAACCATTCTTCAAATGAGAGCAACTCAGATGGGTTGAGCGGGGTGAAGTGCATTTCTATAAATGCTTTCGCATACTTCACAAAATGGACCATTGCTCCTTCTTCGGGTTCGAGCATTTTTCGCCCGACCCGATGGCAGAAGCCAGTTACAATGTTTTCTGTGTGTTTCTTGTCTGGATTGTAGGGGGGAAGCCACACTTTACCTGAGTTGTTGACGAAGTTGTACGTTGATACTCCGACAACAGCTGGTGTGACTCTCGCATCGTGCTCACGGTGTACGCTTATGCGTACCGTGTGGGATGGGACGTTGAATTTTACTTTGTATTCGCCGACCACAAACCCAGTAAGAAAAACGCGATCCGCGCATTCTTCTACAGCACGCGCACAAAACCCGGAACCAATGCTGCAGCCGCGCGTGATTGATGGATCGCATGCTGCGCAATGTGGTAAGCCTGGGTTGAGGTCCACTCTGCCTCGTCCCTCTGCAGGCTGTACTTGCTCCGAGTCAATGCTGTCGCCCAGGCCTGGCGTTCAGTGCAAAGATTCGCGGTGTGAATGATCGAGGCACCCAGGCGTCGCATGTCAATGGTCTCATCATAGACCACAACTGCGTTCACCTTGACACCGAAGATGCCTGCTTTCCGCTCCGGCTCGTCCTCCACGAATTCGTAGCGGCGAGTATCTGAGCAGATGCTGCGGATGCTGCGTTTTGCGGGACTGTCAACCACTTGGCGAAGATGCCACCACGCTTCGCGTGTTTTCTTCGCCTCATGGATCATCTCGCATTCTTTCGCAATGTCCACATCACGGGGCACCTCGATCGTGGTGACTTGGATGCGCGCTTTCGCGGCCACGCCAGTGATCAGACCTTCTTGCTGATCGAACTGACGGATCTCGCGCACATCATGATCAACAACTTCTGCTTGGATGGGAACCATGATAGCACGGCACAATCGCATCGCGACTTGGCCTTC